ATATACTTGTTAAAGCTGTAGGCATGGTCTTTGTTACCATTTGTCCTGTGCTACAATCCATGTATTGGATTGTTCCAGCTACTGACACTGCTATTGAAAATGTGTTACATTCAGAATTATACGCATTGTTTTGTTCAAGAAGAAATGGATCTTTATTAAGATCATTATATGGATAGTTTGGATAATAGTATTGAGTTTCTTCTCTTATATAACTTCCTACATTTCTCAACACCCCTTTGGCTATAATAGACTTGTTTGTACTCCTATCTCCTCTAACAATTTTAAATCCAACAATAGAATCTTTTACAGTTTGTGGTAGGGTAGAAGCAGTTATTAATTGAGAAACTTGTTGTACATTTATTTTAACTCCAATTGGATAAACAGCATCTGATGTCTGCATTTCAACAAAATACTTATTAGAAAGAATTGTTGGTACAGCACTTTCAAATACAGGGGAAACTAATACATCTGGAAACTTGTGATGTCTAATAGGTGTACCAGCAAGATCACCCCAAACTTCTACATTACAAGGATAGGTTTCTAAAGATTCCCAATAAGCAAATTCACCATATTGATATGGTGTAGCATTGCCAATATTATAATTAGCATCTACTGGAGAATTTCCTAATACAGAAGCTGTGTTATATATTTTCCAATAAGGAGCTGTTGGACCCTCTCCAATAAAGTCAGCATTTGTATCAGGCACATCTGGATGAGAGAACTCATTATAGTTCATTGCTCTACCAGGAATATGAAAGCCATCTGTTTGTTTACCATTATCTAATAAGAAAACAATCTCAAATGCATATATTTCATCTCTTAAATAACTTCTTAAATTTGTAGCATTCAACCCATCTGAATAGTTTTCATCAGCAGGAATCTTATAGGTTTGCCATAATAATGTAATCTTATTAGCAATTTGTTGATAGTTGATTCTATCTATAGATGTTAAATTGTCCCAAACTAATATATCTTGTACTGATGTTAAATCTTGAGCAATCTCATAATAAGGAAACTTTTCTAATATATCAGCTGTTGTAAGAGGAATAGCTGCCTTATTTTGTCCTGAATAAGTAATTTGTCTTGATGTATCATCAATGAAAAATGTACCCACTAATTCTACAGAAGTGATAGCATTTATTGTTTTAATTACAGCTATGTTATAATATTGGAAATATCCTGTAGCATCTATATTCTTAATATCTATTCTAATAGATTGACTAACAATGTAATCAAAGTTTAACGTGGTTAGTTGTGTGTTAGCAATAGGTGTAGGATTGGTCACAGAATAATAGGATGTATACCCATCTCCTGATGCATTACAATATTGAATAGCAAACTGATATACACCAGCTTTTAATTCTCCACCATTAACAATGTCCACCACCTCTAACTCTGGTATATTAAAATTAGGTTGAACCTTTAATTTATTACAATCAATTGTTCCCACCTCAGTGACAATATCACAAATATCCACCCCTATAACAGTTACCCAAGGTGGATCATTTAAATTTAAATATCTTCTAGGGTTAATCCCATCTGTCCAATATATCTCTGTAGTGCAATTTGTAATCTTGTGTACAGCTTTATGTATTGGATAGTCTATATTAAAATTAAGACAATCTCCTTGTATATACTGAACATATATACAATCATTATTATCCATATATCCAATCTGTGATTCTCCTGTTTCAGGATTGGTCAAAAAGAATATATGTTTGTTTTGTTCATTTATAAAATGAGTACCAATAAGATGATAGTTTTCAGGAAAGTTAAGACATAACTCATTACCTGGCTCATTCTGATAGTTAACAGAATTAGCATCAAAGTTTTCTAAAGCAGCGTTCAAGGCATACGTAAGTTTACCCTTCTCCACCTGATTAACAGATGAATCTAGATTTAAACCTATTCTACCTAAATTAAATTCCTGCCTAACATTCCCTTGTTCTTGATCAGCCATTTAATAAATTTTTTATTAATTTCTTCTACTTCTATTAGGTAACTCATATTGGGCAAATCTTTGTAAGTCATTCTTGATTCTTCTTTGCTTAGCCCAAGGAGTTTGTTTCTTTATTTCAATATCAGCCATCACAAATGCTTCATCTGCTAGTCCTTTATAATACAGCATTTTTTGTTGTATCTGTGCAAAGGTTTCATCAGTGAGCTGATTGGATAGTGTTTCAAACACTTTATATTTAATGAAGTGTTCTATAAATTCTTTAATACGATAGTTATCTGGAATCATTTGATTTCCTGTACAATCATATTCTGTAACATAAAATATCAAATGAACCACACCACATCTAAAATTAGTAACAAATTTGTTATCTCTTATATCAAAAGAATCATATCCTGCAGATCCTGGTGTGAATTCATGTACAGAAGGAGCTACAGAAGCAAATTGCCAAGCATTAGTATATTCTACAGAACAGTTTGATCTTGCTGATATATTACCTGGTTTTAACAAATAACTTTTAGCTATACCCCTAGCAACTGATTGGTTGGTTTTATATACAGCTTGGATGAGTTCAGGCATACAAGTGCCTGTACATGCAGCATCTTGACATGCAGCATTTACACAAGGAGTTCCTCCTATTGTAAGAGGAGAGATTTGAATAGTGGTTTGGGAAGAAGCTTGGGAATAGAAGGATGTAGAATCTTGATAAGGACGAAGAGGGATCTCTGTACACATCCATGCTTCTCTAACAGCAATAAAGTTATCTGGTAGCCTAGCTTGAAAGTCTGATATATCAAGAATGTCTTCACTTATAACATATGAAGACCTACCTAATTTTCTTAGACATTTATCTAAATAGGTTGGGAAAAGCAAATCATCCACAGCACCTGTGTCAAAATAGCTTTTTAACTCTTCTTTAACAGTGGCATAAACCGATTCAGGAGAGATGAAATTATACTTGTAATAGTATGACATTTTGTTTTATTTTTTCCACTGCATATAAATATTTTGATATTTATTGTCAGTTTGTATGTAATGTGATAATAGTCTTGATGTAGTGCGAGAAGGTTTAAAATACCAAAGGTCTACATTCTTTATTCTAGCAGACTCTTTAAACCACATCCAACCAAAGAAATATCCTTCTGTATGATAGTTAAAATTATAAATACGTTTACCCTTCACTCTACTCCTTTGCCAGTCTACTGGTAGGTTAATATATTCTTCACCCTTAATATTCTTAAACTTCTTTCTCTTCTTCTTATTAATAGAGAATTCACCAAATCCAAAAGGAAGTCTTGCTTTCTCTCCAGTTTCTAATATATAATTCTTGAAATACTCATTGTATTGATATACAATATTTTTCCATTCATTAAATGTAATTATAATGTTTGGGTTCTTTTTACAGAAATTAATGTAGTTTTCTTTACTAGAACTTCGCCACTCTATATGGACTCTAGGCATTAGCTAGTTGGTTGAGCATTAGGAGATTGACCATCTATGTTATTAACAGTCATATCATTTTTAATTTGAAAATAAGTAGATAATAATTTTTGAGAGGTTAGTTCTAACACTTGTTTTTCTAAATAACCAGGGCAACCGTATTCCCTATCTAAAGGATTTTGACAAAGTTCATCTGTTGTATAAACTACATTTCCACATCCACAAGAAGGATATAAAATATCGTTAGTTAAATCTTCTTCAAAGAATGCAGAGATTCTTACAGATTGTAAATTAGGATTGTTAATATATAAAAATCCTCCATTAGCTATCCAATAATATTGATCATTCTTGATAATAGGAAGTTTTAATAGATTTAAATATCTATTGATTGTAATCTCTTTAAACTTTCTAGCTCTACCACCCATAGCGTTAATAGAATAAACACCCTGAATAAGATATTGATAATTTCCTTCACTTATACGAGGAAGTTTAAATTTACTTCTAGCTACATTACAAGGATCAACATATTCACAACAATCAGAAATAGGCACCTCAATCATTTCAAGACATGGAAGTGTATTGAATACAGTGTCAGTAGCCCAAAGCTTTCTGAGATTTGTTTCACGCTTAATCAACAATTGTGTGTTATTTTTAACTTCAGAAGCTATTGCTCTATCAGTTAAAAGATTGTCTGTAGAAAGCAATTTATGCATTGCTCTTACATCTGATACGAATTTCCTTAATGTTGCCATTATAAATACTGTTTGAATATATTTGTCATTCCATCATTCTCATCTATCAAGAATGCTGTCACTTCTCCCTTAGACATTACGTGACCATTCTTATCATCCCAAAGACTCTTAGAATTAGAGAAAGCTGGAATTTGGTAAAATTTAATACCGTTAAAATCAAGACTCACCTCATGGTGTTTGTCTCCTGTGAATATATAGAAGTTGTTATAATTAGACCAATTTTCCTTAAACTCCATTGGAAATATACCAGCAAGTTTTGCAGGCTTAATAGCATCTCCATGGTTGAACATTAGTGCTGAATTACCATATCCTACGTATTTTCTATATTTAGGGCTGATGTTAAAGTCAGCTCTTTCTTCTTTTCTAAAATAGGTTTGTAACCAATTAACCATATGCCAACCTACATATTCATCATGATTACCTGATACATACACTACACTAACATTTTTGGCATATTGTAATAACATTGTAATTACAAGAATCTCATGGTTACATATCTTTAAAAATCCCTCATGATATGTATGTATGTTAGTTTGAGGAGTTCCTTTTGTAGTGTTATTAGTGTGCTCACTATTAAACTCATCAGAACCAATGATATAAATAATGTGGTCTAGATTGTTAGATAGTTGAGCTTGGGTGATAATAGTCTCTGTCTTAAACATCATTCTAGCAAACCTATCTTCTATATCATTATTCCCATCTACATCAAATTTGTTCAAATGTGAGTCTTGTTTGTTGATAACTAAGCTCGCATGCGACTTACTTGGAACAAACTTAGGACCCATAACTGCTTGACTCACAGGCTCATATGAAGCTAAAAAGTCTACAAAATAGTCTTGAAAGACTTGCTCTGTAGACTTTTTTCCTAACCAGGCTTTTACTTGCCATCGAGGATTATCTTCATTACCCCAGAAATTCTGTACATATTTAGTTATATCCCACTTTGTTGTGTCTATTTTACATTTCTCTATAAGATCCTCTAAACTTCTAATTTCTTCTTTAACATTAACTACAATCTCTCCTGTACCCTTTATCATATCTTCAGTGAACTTAACCACTGTATTCTCTAGATCAGATATGTAGGTTCCAATTTCCGCATCTTCCTCAGCCTTTTCTCTCTTTTTTATATCTACTAGTAATTCATCAATCTCTGTTTCTGTAATTCCTAATTTGTCAGCATAGAATTTCTTTGATTTCTTCCAATGTAACATTTGCTCAAGCTGTTCTAAAAGGGGTTGAGTTTCAGACATATAAGTTTAATTTAGTTAAATTAGTGTAAAGATAGGGAAATTATTTGATATTCACCAAATTTAATTAACTAATTTGATTATATACATTAATCAATCTGATTAGAGCTAAAACAAAAACTCCCAGCCTAGAAAGGCCAGGAGGACTCCCTGTAAACCAATAAACAGGGTTTTTTATTCAATTAACATTGCATAGAGTTATAAGTGAAGTTTCCATTTATAAGTTCCCAACAAACATTATCATAATCAAATAGATAACCAGTGATGACAGCACCTGTGCTATTTCTAGCAATTGCTGTACAAGTGTTTGGTCCTCCACCTCCTATACCTCCAAATGAATTAAAATTGGCTACAAACAAAGCATAGTCAGCAGCATCTAAGAATATTCTTAATATTGTACCAAGACTACATCCAGATGCTGGATTAGCATATGTTCCTATTTGAGCTAATATATATTCAGAAGGAGCAATGGTTGTAGTGGTAGAAGTTGTAGTGCTAGTGGTAGTGGTGGTAGTTGGTGCTCCAGCCACTGTTAAATAAAGATCTCTTTCACAAGCCCCTGTAGATTGTACTAATATATTTGTAGTTCCATCAGGAACTGTTCCTGTTGTAAGTCCTGTTACTAATACACCTCTAGACACTCCTACTATAAATGCACTTGTATATCCATCTACATCTGAATACAAATCAAAGGGACCTGTATCATTTCCTGCTAATGTGAGAATTATTGTTACTGTCATTTTTTATTTATTTAACAAGTTGTATAATTTGTAAGTTCTCCATTAACGTCAACTTCTCCTGCATAATTTGTAACACCGTTTGTAAACTTGCGCCAACCTGAACCGCCAACATAAGGGGTTGTTAAGCTTGAGCTATCATAAAAAATCATTCCAACCATAGGCACAGTATAACCCGGTGATGCATAAACAGTAATTGATGGACTACCATAAGTACAAGCATCAAAAGAAGATCCTGTACCAAATGAATCAATTGTATATACAACAGGAGCAGCAGTTGTAGTAGTTGTTGTTGTAGGTGGTGCACAAGCAGATATTGAACCAACAGTACAGTTATCAGAGAATTGTATAATATTATTATCTATACTATAATAATTTTGAGATGGTGTACTGCTTGGATTAGCTTGTATTTGAATTGTTCCATATAAATTATAATAAAGAACAGTTCCAATACTTATTGAACTTGAACTAGAATATACAGTAAATGAATTAACTGCTGTACAAGCATCTTGTGGAACTGTAAATCCTATGACAACAGGTAATGTATCATTATAATCATAATATAATGTATACGAATATGGTAATGGACTTAATGGAACTATACTTTGATATATAGGACATCTATTAGATGAATAAGTAGAGAATGGAGAAACAGATTGATCTACATAATAATTATTAACTATAAATTGTTTAGTAGCAATTTGATTACCTGTAGGGGGTGTTCCTATTGGAGGGAGCCCCATTGTAGTTAAATCTGTATATGTTACTAAAGCATTAGTTGTTTGCATTATTTTAATTTAGCTTCTAGTTCTGCAATACGTTTTTCTAATTGAGCAATCTTCCAGCTGTGTACTTGTGTATAATCCACTACTAAGAACCCATCTTGTTTTTCTTCTACAGCATCTGGTAATACTTGTTGTACTTCTTGTGCAATATATCCCCAATGAATGTTATTATCTCTATTATCTTTCCAAGTAAATGATACAGTTTGTAAATCTTCTGAAGAAACTATAGTGTTAACATCTTTAAGTCTTGAATCAGAATTTTGGAAGAAAGAGTCTGCATATATTGAATTACCACTTACAGTTACAAGTGAGTTTGTATATCCAGAGTTTGCATTAGTACATATAACTATTGCTCCTGCAGTTGCTGGAGAGATAGTTGTAAATCCAGTTCCACTAGAACCACTAGATCCACTTGAACCACTAGATCCACTTGTACCGTTTGCTCCACTAGTTCCACTAGAACCACTAGATCCACTTGAACCACTAGAACCACTAGTTCCATTTGCTCCACTTGTTCCACTAGAACCACTAGACCCTCTGGTTCCAGATGTACCACTAGATCCACTTGAACCACTGGTTCCACTAGAACCATTTGCTCCACTAGTTCCACTTGAACCGCTAGAACCACTTGAACCACTAGAACCACTAGAACCACTAGAAGCACTAGTTCCTGAAGAACCACTTGAACCACTTGAACCACTGGTTCCACTAGAACCATTTGCTCCACTGGTTCCACTTGAACCGCTAGAACCACTAGATCCACTGCTTCCACTAGAACCACTAGACGCACTGGTTCCACTAGATCCACTAGATCCACTAGAACCACTAGATCCACTAGATCCACTTGTACCATTTGCTCCACTAGTTCCACTAGAACCATTTGCTCCACTGGTTGCACTAGATCCACTTGAACCACTTGATCCACTAGATCCACTAGACGCACTGGTTCCTGATGAACCACTAACACCACTTGAACCACTAATACCACTAGAACCGTTTGCTCCAGCTGTTCCACTAGAACCATTTGCTCCACTAGTTCCTGATGAACCAGGTGCACCTATTCCACCACTAGTTCCACTTGAACCATTAGCTCCACTTGTTCCTGATGAACCATTTGCTCCACTGGTTCCTGAAGAACCACTTAAAGCACTTGTTCCACTAGAAGCACTACTTCCTGAACTTCCAGAACTTCCTGAACTTCCAGATGTAGCACTAGTTCCTGAAGAACCATTTGCTCCATTTGCTCCACTAGTTCCAGATGAACCATTCGCTCCACTAGTTGCTGAAGAACCACTAGTTCCACTAGTTGCTGAACTTCCAGATGTACCACTACTGCCTGAATTTCCGCTTGTACCTGATGTACCATCACCACCAGCTGCACCAAACAGATTCACTGTCCATGCAGCATAAGTTCCTGAACCCACTACAGTGGTGATATTAGCTATCATAGCACCTGTTCCACTATTGTAAGAGGTGACAGTTCCTTGCATTGTATTACTTACATCATACACTATAATGACTGGTTGTGCAATACTATATGCTAGTCCTGTTCCTACTGTTAAACTCTTTGATCCAGTTCCTATTAATAAAGATGTGACAGAAGATGTTAAATATCTATCTCCATCTTGTCCTGCTGTTCCACTAGAAGCACTAGTTCCTGCTGTGCCTGTAAGACCAGATGTACCTGCAGTTCCAGTAAATCCAGATGTTCCAGATGTTCCTGTTATTCCTGATGTTCCACTAGAAGCACTCGTTCCACTAGTTCCTGCTGTGCCTGTAAGACCAGATGTACCTGCAGTTCCAGTAAATCCAGATGTTCCAGATGTTCCTGTTATTCCTGATGTTCCACTAGAAGCACTTGTTCCACTAGTTCCAGTGTCACCAGATGTACCTGCAGTTCCAGTGTCACCAGATGTTCCAGAAGAACCATCTGTTCCTGATTGCCCACTAGAGCCAGAGGATCCACTAGACCCACTTGTTCCAGATGAACCATTTATTCCACTTGTTCCTGCTGTACCACTTGTACCGTTTGCTCCTCTTGTACCACTAGAACCACTTGTTCCTGCTGTACCTGTAATACCAGATGTACCTGTAATACCAGATGTACCATTAGTTCCAGAAAGTCCATTAGTTCCTGATACACCACTTGTACCAGATAGACCACTTGTTCCTGCTGTACCAGATAGTCCAGATGTTCCTGCTGTGCCTGTGAGACCAGAGGTTCCTGATGTACCAGAAACATTACAAATAGCGTCATCTATTTTTTCTAATGATACAGTTAATGTATCACCATTGTTGATTCCTGTGCAAGGAAGATTGGGACCTATGTAATTTACATGATCTGAATTAACACAAATATCGCTATCACATCCGCAATTTGAATTAGGTTGATAATATGCATCATAGCAAGGATCTCCAGGTTGACAAGACATTTATAATTGATTTATAATTATTAAGGAATATACATTATATAATAACAAGCTAATACAGGTTGTATGTTAGCATGAGCTGATCCACCACCAGTGTTACTGTTAGTTATAAACACATCTGTTACCACTGTAATACCTGTTACAGAACTTGTTGTTGCGTGATTTTGAGGAACATTTTTAGATAGACCTATTGTTCCACTTGCTCCACCAAAATCATTTTCTCTTCCTGCATAGTGAATATGTCCAGGATCTGTTACAGTTGATGTAGCAGAAGCTGTAGTTGCATGTGTGTGTGAAGGAATTTGTGCTGTAGTTAATGTAACAGAATTTGCACCTCCTATATCATATAAAACATAGTTAGGATTGCCAGCATATGAAGGATTCACTGCAGCATCCAAAGGACCTCCAGGAACACTATCTATAGCACCAACACCCACTCTTCCTCTTTTATCAGGAGTGCCATTTAAACCATTACATAAATATATTTTATCAAAACCTAATGCAGTTATGCCAGCACCTGTACCATCAAAATTAGTTAAAGGTCCATAGTATTCAAGTACAGTGAATGGAATCATCTTTAGATAATATTGACTTCCAGAGCTAGGTAGAGATGCTAAATAAGCAGCAACTAAAGCATTGAAATCAGCTAGTTTTACATAGTTTGTTTCTACATCAAGAATGAATGCATCTAGGTCTACAATTGTTTCACAAAGTTTTGTTATAACAGCTTGTAATACAGCATGTGTATCAGAATCATCTGTTACACCATCTAAACAATCTACATCATAATCTGCATTTAACACATCTAACGTAACATCAATCACATCTATTTGTGCCTGTAGGTCACAAGCAGCCCTTACAAGAGCTTCAAATAGTTCTTGGGCATTAGGTGTTCCAACAGGTAAATAACTAGAAACAAGGGCACAATAATAAGCAGGGTTGATAGTTATATCAATACCTGTACCATCTAGAAAAGAAACAACAGCATTAATAAGAGCTGTCTCAACGGTGATTAAGTTATCTCCTGTATATATATCTAAAGGAATAGAATTTGGTCCTGTATATCTAACACATTCATCAGACACGATTTGTACACATCCATTGTAACATGCATCACAAGGTCTTGTTGTTGTACTGGTAGAAGTGGTACTTGTAGTGGTAGTAGTTGTGGTATCTTCTGGCATTTTATAATTTATTTATGTATTAAGAGTTTAACTCTACTAGCTATCATCTTTATTGTAAAACATTTTGCATAATCTTCATTACAAAACTTATATGTAAGTATTCTTCTGTAATTTAATAATTCACCAATAGGGCTACATGAAAGATTATGGTTCATTGAAAATATAATGTTATTGTATTCTATCTTAGCTAAAATTGTTAGTTTAGCATCTATATCTTTTAATAATGCAGGAATAGTACCACATTCTATACAGTTAGTTAATCTTGGCTGTAACATATTTAATAAGTTTTGTAACTTGTTTAGCAGCATTATTACATGCTGAACACAAGCCATTTATCAATTGACATCCACATCCCACCTTTATTCCGCAACCTCTACAGTTTGCCATTTTAATGAAAGTTAGTTATATAGTTGTTGCCTGAACAACCACAGTTGTTTGAAATAAAATTATTAAGCATTCTATCAGCTTGTATATATAATCTATTTGCTGTATCTATTGCACAGTTATTAGCTGCAGCAACAGATCCTGATATCATATAATATATACTATTTAAAGTCACCTTTGATTGTGTTTTAATTGCAAGGTCACATTCCATCATGTCAAGCTTCATAAAAGCCTCATCAAACTTTTCTTGTATCACTTCAGTACGCATTATGTTCTTTTGTACATAATACACATACGCAGGTGTAACAGTGTATTTTAAATAATATACACCATCTGGTAAAGGAATTAAAGGTTGTCCTACAAGACTAAGACCTAAGGATGTTGAATTAAATATATTAAAATCATTAACGTTAAAAGGAAGAGACACAGGAGTGGTAAATCCTGGAATAGTTATTTCTATTGTAGGAGATGATACCACTGGAGGATCTGTGTCATAAGTTGATGCATCAGCAATTCCTAACGTTAATGTATTATAAGTAGGTATTACGAGTATATCTAAAATCATGTTTTTAAAAATAAAAATGCCAGAGGACTTGAGAATATCCTCTCACCCTCTGGCATAGGTTAATATGATCTACTCTTTATTAAGGAATCAAAGTAGTAGTAGTTGAAGTTGAAGGCCATACAGTAGTAGTAGTACTAGTTGTTGTAATACAGTCAGTATCACTAGCAACATTTCCTAATGCAGCTTCTAATACAGATTCAATCGCAGCACTTAAGTTCTGAGGAGCAGCAATAATCACTGTAGAATCTTCATGGATATAATCACCCCACTGATAAGCCGATTTGTCATACTCATTAAACTTGATGTAGAAGGTATCATAAGTTGTACCATCTGTCACCCAGCTCTCAAAGTTTTCGTTATAACCAACCATTCTATATAAACTCTTCAAGTATCCTGCTTGATAACTGTAGAAATTCTTTTCTAATTGTTGAATTTCTGCAGAACTACCATATGCATAAGATGCACGTTGAGTGATAACTGGCTCAGCAACAAAGTTACATCTGTCAGCTACAATAAAATCAGCAGTTGTTGCAGGACCAGAATATACGAATGTTCTAAAAAACATTCTGTCATATTCAAAAGGGAATGCAGCAACATCACAAGGTTGTCCATAAACAGTTAAAGGCTTACCAGAGATAACTAATAAAGCATTCTCATCATCACCCTCTCTTTGAAATTGATAGAAAGTGTTGAAACTAATGTTATCAGGGTTTGTACCTGGAGCTCTTAACTCTAATTGATAAATAATTTGGTCAATCAATGCTGGAACATCTACTGTTTCACATGGATTACCATCACAATCACAACAAGGTGCTTGAACAGTTACACTACGAGTGAAACCATTAAAGTACAATGTTTCAATGTAATTAGAAAATGCACGAAGTGTTAATGTAACAACTTCACCGCACTTAACAGTCCAGCCACCAACTTTGGTAACTTGATTTGCTGCTGTTGCACAACCTGTAACTTTGTACCATTCTGTTACATTAGATTTGCAAGAAGAACCTGAAGGACATCCAGAAATTTTATCTGAACGCTTAGATCCTTGTAAATAAGTGTTTACTCTACCTTGAGCTACATAGAAATAAGGGGATGCTGCAATGTTACCAGCGTTAGCCACTGTGTAATCACTACGAAACAACCCAAATTGACCTGCTGTTAAATTCTGTGTTGACCCAGAGCTAGGTAAAGTATTGCCTACTGGTACAACAAAGAGCGTGGTTAGGGAAAAATCTGCCATTTTGTTTTATTTTAAATTGTAAAAAAGTTATTCGTTTGTTTTAATTCTGTAAGCTGCACTTTGAGCAGCAGAAGAATTTTCAGTGTACATTGCTAGATTCTCCACTGTAAGATCTAAAAGTTCGTCTTCTAAATATAATTCTAGTTCGCAATCCTCATCATAAGAATTTGTACCATCTAACATAACATATCCCACCTTGTTTATGTATTTAGGATATCTCATGTACATTATGTTCATCGTCTTTGGTGTGAACGTACCATCTGTAAATATAGAAATTTCATCTGTTGATAGAAAGTTGAACGTTTCTTGGTATTCAAATGATGGTCTATAATGGGTATTTGCTAAAAGGAATTGTAAATCACCATGTTTAGTAAGATCACTATTAATCCATATCTTTCTATCTACACACACTCCTTTGTCTGCTAATACATATGAATCTAAATAGAACATGTATGTTGGAACCAAAACAGTGATGTCTGCTTTCCATTGATTTAGCTCTACATTTGATAACGTTAATGGAAGAGGTTGGTGATTATAACTCTGCACCAAACTTTGTAAATCTTCATAACGCTTTTTAAATGCATCTAGACCAAGACCAGAATTTGTACTTGTGCCATCAACCTTCTGCTTTATGAGTTTAATCTGAGCTTCATTTAATGCTAGAATTTTGTCTTCTAGATTAATTTGTTGATGCTCATTAGTTGATAGTTTATTTAGTTTCTGATCGATTTTATATAATAAACTATCTACTGGGATCATACAGATGCTAATTTTTTAGTTTTTAATTTTCCTTCAAGTGTTAATAGCTGATCTTGGTTATCTTCATTTATTAAGAATTTAACTAAATCATCTTCATCCTTAGCTATTTCAAATTCACCTTCATACACACTACCACTTGCTTTTATTCTATATATTGAATGGGTAATTGATTGTTTTACTAAATCTTTAATATGAATCAAATTCTCTTGCATATCTGCAAATTTAGTAAAAATTGCAACAGGACTAAGTCCAGAATATTTTCCACCTTTAAGTTCTGTCTGCTTTAATAAGTTATCCACTTGATTATATATCACTTCCTCTTTTGTATCATCACTAATAGGAAGTCCTAATAAACGAGCAATCTTTCTTTTCTTCTCAGGACCCATTGCGTCAAACTTAATAATTGCTTTGTTAATCAATTGTTTCTTTTTATAAACAACTGCATTTTCAATCTCATCATCAGCTACATAAAACTGTGTGTCTGCAGGATATTCACCACGCTCCCAAGCTTGATAGCTAGAAGCAATTGTTGGATGAACTCTTAACCATGCAAAAGCTAATTCTTGAAGAGCGAAACTAGTATCAAAATAGTTATCACCATCTAATAGCTTAACTGGTTGTACGTGAAGAGCATCATCTGTAGAAGTTGATAATCCATAGTTCCAAAATTTAGATCTTGGTCCTAAGTCAACATCTCCTAATGTAGCTTCAAGTTTCTTACGTAAAGATGTTACTCTTTCAGTTTCTAATTCTCTTTCTACATCATCTCCAATGCGTCTTATATAAGCAGCGTCACCATCTAACCCTGTTCTATATTGCCCATCAAGTTCTTTGTAGGGATATTTAAAAACACCTGTACCAGGTATTCTTGTCATTCCTTTCATAGCAAGACCGCCTTGCATAGTTTGTAATTGAGAATTGTTATACTCTTTCTTTAATGTAGAGATTTTTCCTGTCTTACCCATAATATGTAGTTGTTTTTGGTTTATTTGCAGATGGTTACCATCGAAGGTAATGCTATGAGGCATGAAGCCTGCATTCATCCATCTGGGGTTTGTGAGAAGACTCCCCCACTTGGAGGAGTGGGGGGGAATTCTTCTCGGTATTTGTAGAGCGTAGTTCTAACCTTGCTCTAGGTTTTTTAGAATTGTGGTATTTCTTCAATCAAGACTGTACGAGACAAATCTTCAATGAACACATCACAACGATCTTTCATCCATATTTCATAACCAGGGAATTTGTTTGCAGAACTCATACCTTGAGACTTAGCAAAGCCTAAGTGACTACGAGTACCATCAATATATCCCCAAGTCATAGAAGGAGCACCTTTCATGCGTACCTCACGAATGTTGTTCACTAATGAACCATCACTCATAGGGCTTACATCAAACACCATAAATACAGGTGTGCTCTTCTTGTTTTGTCCAAATTCTAAGTTTGTTTGAGGAAGGTCTAATTCTTTTAAGTGAATTAATTCAACACGACCAGTCTCACGTGTAACCATTGCATCGAATGCAAAGTTGTAAGTGATGTGTTGTCCTTCTCCTTGCATGTAACGATTACCAGAATCAGCCATGAAAGTTAAACCAGAATTTAATGCATCATTCTTTAAAGCTTGTTGGAACACGTCAAACCCAGCTTCATTAGTGTACATCTTAACTCTACGATCCTTAACATCAACACGTCTGTAGAACAAATCACCAAACACTGAACGAATCAAGTTTGCTGTAAATTCTCCACGATTGTATTGTACTAAGTTACCGTTATTACGCATTCTGTGATATACACCAGCAGACGTACGCTTTAATTCTTGCTTAGAACCATTAGTTTTTACGGTACCAGGCTTAGCCCAGATCATACGCTTAACTTTTAATTCTAACATAGACTTACGCATCCAGAACTCAATAAATGGTTCCCACTTAACATCTTGACGAGTTAAAGGTAATTCATTCCTACGTTGAGGAGCATAAACTAAAATATCTAAAGGTTTACCATTGTTATCTCTTAACATCTTATCATCAGCCCACTCAGTAATTTTGTGCTCATAACCATATGCAGAACCTAAAGATTCAAACATTGTGATTTGTTGACCCAAACGTGGTAATCCTAATAAGTCTTGATCAAACTCACCAATAGCAGCATCAACTAATTCAAGTTCAATACCTATTCTTAAAAAGGTAGAGCTTACGAAATCTACAGTTGGATTGTCTGTTACTAATGTAAATGAATACAAATATCCCATGTTCCAAGGTTGAGGATCTTTGATTACATAAAAACGAGGACCATACTGACGAGTACCTACAGAAACGATAGCGTTCTTAGAAAACTCATTAGTATCAATCACTAATTGAAACTCTTGACCATCAATACCAGGTTTAGTAAGTTCTTGCGTGCTAACTGGAATGTCAATGATTTTTGGAAACTTGTAAGGAACTTGTACCTGCCACTTCCAAGCATCACTATTATTATCAATGTAGTAAGGAGTAGACTTGTTAATCATGTCTAAAAAATCATTACTGTAAAGAGAACTCTGAGTGTAAAGACTTATGATTTTTTTATCATAATCTGCTGGCTCAGTAGAGTGAAAACTTTCCAAGTGGTTTGCGTCTGTTAATTTACCTACAGCACGTCCATCCATAGAAGCGACTCTTGCGTAAGTAAAACCAGTTAAACCTGGAATTGTTTGAATTGCCATTTTGTTATTTTTTTAAATTTTTATTTATAAATTATTGAAACCATGATGTGGGGACATTAGCAGGTTTTTGAGATTTCACAGCACTTTTGCTTGCCTGTCTGGCCACCTCTCCAAACAATTCATTTGATTTTTTGGTGATACCAGTCTTTTGAATTGTTGATAGTGTAGGATCTTTTTCTAATATCTTTAATAATAAAGCTATCTTCACCTTCTTTTCATGATTCTCAGGACGCTTAAGTTCTAGGATGGTTTTATCAAATTCTGTTAATGTTTCACCAGAGTTTGTTTTATACTTATCTATTGTTAAGAAATCTTGTAGTTCACCAGCCAATTTTTGATTAAGAGGAATACCATCAAACTCTTTGTTCTTCAACTTATCCTGTAAAACTTGATTTACATTTGTGGAATACTGTTGCTTATATTGAGCTTGTTGTTGTAATTGAACCTCTTTTTCTTGTTCTAGTTGTTGAAGCTTTACAGCTTCTTTCTTTATTAAAACCTTATGATGTTTTCCAGCAACGCTTTCAAGATCACCATAGTTCTTTAGTCTTTCTACTTCTGTTGTAACATCTTCAGGATCAAGGCCTTGGTCAGTGAGTGCTTGCGTAATCACTTTCACTTGGTTTGCTTCCTGTGCAAGATCCATATCAGCAAAAGATTGTATTTGGTTAAATGCTCCAAAATAATCTTTAGGATTAACTCCTTTTACATATATGGCATCAAACGCTTGTTGATATTCTTCTCCAAATTGACCTATGAAGTTGTTTACCACTTCAATAGCTCCTTTCTTTTTCTCAGCGTTGAATCTCTCTAAAAATTCTTCAGCATTGTTTATTGGAACATCATCTTCATCTTCTTCTTTAGAAAACACTCCTAATTTTAAAAGATCTTTAGAAAGAGCAGTGAATTGATTTGATTCACCCTCTTCTTCATTGTTCTCAGTGTTGGGTGTTGTAGAAATTGGAGAAACCTTTTTAACTGGTTCATCTTCATCTTCTTTTTCTTCTTCATCATCCATTAAGAAATCTGTAATAGATTTCTTTTCATCAATTGCTGGAGTTTCTTCTGTAGTAGTTGGAGCAGCTGCTTTTGCAGGAGCTTCTGTCTTTTTTTCAGGAGGAGGAGGAGAAGGTTTATCTATTTTCTGAATATCATCAGGATTAGATGTAGCAATCTCTGGAGCAAATAAATCACTCAAGAGTTGTTGGTTCCCCATTCCCATTTCCATAGTATCTTGGATACTAAAAAGACTTGGACTATCTATATTTTCTGCCATATGTAGTTGATTTTTAATTGGTTTCGAAATGTAAAATTATATTATTTATAATTAATAGCAAAGAGAGAAGGCACTATACTCATCAATATTCAATATAATATAGCATTAACTTTATTCACTCTAATCAAGTTTGTTTGTAAAATTGTCATTTATTAGCCTGTAGCTTCTAATTGGAGCAAGATCTGTAAGTGTTACTTGTTGAACTTCAACTCCCCATTTCTTTGCTTCCACTCTCACCTTCTTAGTTAATGTATTGTCAAGTTCAGAATCTGTACATTCATCCATGGTCATAGACATAATGACATTTTTTATAATACTTTGAGACATGTCTGACAGGGCATCCTGTGCATCATACACCTCAAGAAGAAATATTTTAACGTCTGCTATCTTATATTTGATAAGTCCTTTCACCACAATATTCTGTTTGTCCTTGGTGTATAGGGATTGAGCATCAAGACTCAATGTTGTAACAACGACATGTTGATCTATCACCTCATCAAATAAAGGGATTTTGAAATGCATACCAGGTTTAAAAACTGCTTTAAATCTTCCAAATCTAAGAAGAACAGCTTCCTCATAGTCTCTTATAATAATGATTGGTGTTAATTGTAACCACCAATTAGTTATTATTTCAATCAGTTTATCAAACATAATTATTTAGTTTTCTTGTTCCTACCCTTGGCATTCTCTTTAGCTATAGCAAGATCATTTGCTTGGTTTTCTCTAGCCACCTGTAGTTTCTCTTTTTCCACCTGTAGCTTTTGTGAAGCTAATGTATTTTTAGATTGAATGTCAGCCATTTTTGTTTGATATTCTCTGCTAGCTTTTGATTGCTCTAATGATAACTTGTTGATTTCCAATACATCAGGAGCTCCAGATTTATCTAAATCTGGTAAGCCTCCTTTAGATTCAGCAGCAATTAATGCAATCTCTTTCTTGTTTATTCTATCCAACTCATTTTGATAATCATCATTAGCCATTTTTTCTTGTTGTGCTTGTTGAGCAGCTGCAATTTGAGCGTCAGCTTGTTGTTGCTGTTGTTCCAATTGTTGCTGTTGTTGTTGCATCTTCTGATCTTCTAATTGCTGTTGTCTCTCTTTAAGTGTTGTGAACACCTTTTTCATTTGACGAACAGAATCAGTTGAATACAATTCAATGATGTCAGACAAGCTTCCACCATTTTGAATAACAGCTTGAGACAATCCTCTTAACTCATTAAACATTTTTTGATCCTCTGGTCTATTAGTTAAATACACCTTCAAGTCTCTAAACTTAAGATCAGAACCATTCACTTGTACAAATGCAGATTCTCCTTGAGATGTAATATAGGAAATAGTAGATTGTGGCTTCTGACTCTCTACATACAGAGATGCATCGATTATAGATTGGTAGAGCTGTCCTAACACATATTCATGAGCTATGAACAATGGTTCTGTTTGAGAATAACTTTGTGTAATAGCTGCATTAGTTCCTGTAGCACTCTCGCTAGCTGATACACTTCCCATTCTTTGTCTAGACATACCAATTAGTTCCCAACACTCATTCTTTAATTGTTGAGCTAGTGTATAACGAGATTGTATCTCTTGTGTACGTGTAAGATCTAGACTTGTGAATTGATTGAAGCTAGAAGGAGCTTTTAAATTCTCTGGACTATCATCAACAAATACCACTCCTCTATTACGAGCTTCCATTTCCCATATGTCAAGAGCATCTTGTGCATCTCCATCTTTAGGAATAGGAATGTGTCTAATAGACATAAGTTGCACCTTACCCACCTCCTTCTCAAGAAGTTTGTAAAGCTGGTTCATACATACATTATATAACACTTGGAAAGGCTTCATAAGATCTACTAAGCTTTTAGCTTCTGTATTCTTCACCTCAAACACCTGACCAATGATAGGACAGTAGTTTAATAATTTGTATGGTTTAATATGATAGATGTCTGGACCAATCTTTGTCCCCTGATACCATTGGTTAATCCATCCCCATTCTAATGATTGTTGTGTAGGAATTGTTCCTGATTTATAATGTTCATCTACAAGTAGAGATTGTTCATTACCCATCTCATCTAAATATATAAGCTTGCCTATCTTTTTCTTAGAAATCCAATAAGCTCTCACCACTACATACTTATAACCAAAACTACTAACGTTAGACGTTAGCCCTAAGAAATCTCTAAGACCATCATTGTTTTCCTTCATCTCTGATTCAATGAGCATTCTAGTTTGTAGAACAAGAGGATCATATGTATCATATTGTATGGAGTCATTCCCAGGAATAGCATTAGGATTACCAAGATTGGATTCACGTACATTAATCAATCCATAATCCTGTAATGAACTTCTTAAATGATCTATTTCATCTTTAGTAAGATCGGGAATAGCTTCAATGATTTCAGATAGTTCCATCACCTGCACTGTACCAGCAGCATACGCTCCTTGCACCCTACCTGTTGGATCTGATATGTATTTTCTATCTGGTGTTGTTAAAAACCATGTATTTTTTGGATTAGCCACTTCTATGTTAAACCCAAGTTTTGAATTATCTTCATATATATGATAGAACTCCCTAGCAGATATTAACATATCTCTGAAAGCATCTTCACTCTTTTCTTTGGTGTTGAACTCAGCTTTCTGTGCTGTAAGAATATGGTTTGCCCATTTTTCAGCAATAGATGTATAGCTGTCAATACTATCCTTCACCTGGTCCATTGTCATTTGCTGTAATTGCTCATCATCAATCTCTTCTCCTTGTAAGGCAGCTTTCTCTTGAATCTTTTGTTTAGCTTGATTGATTACATACTCTTGTAATATACCTGTCTTAAACTCAAGCTCTTCAGACTTACTATCATCATCAAAAGCCTTGACACGAAAAGCATCAGGTCTCTTAGATATTTCACCTACCAACTCATTAACAGGAGTGGTGATGATGGAATACATTTTAACATATGCAGGAAGAGCAAGATCTGATGTTAATACATCTGTAAAACTTCTCACCTCTGGTTCTTGATAAAAGTCTTCTCTTCTGAGAATTCCCTTCATCAAATCATAGTTTTTAACAAAGGTGTCTCTATTCTTTGTATATTCAGCATATGCCTTATTAGCAAAATAGTCCATTGTGTTTTTAATCCAACTTTCATCTTGCTTCTCCTTATCAGTTTTAAATTGGTCAGGAAATATGTTCAAATAGGCATACCTAATTGTTGCGTCTTTTGTATATCTTATAATTGCCATTATGAAAACAATTTATTTTTATATTTTCTAGGAGCTTGTCCAAATGTGCCTCCTCTTGATTCTGTAAATAATTTACTCTTTTTTCTTTTAGTATACATAGAAGCTACTCTCTGATCACTTGTTCCACCTATTCTTCCCATAATTGGGTCCATCTTAAGTGCTTGAGCAATAGCTAGTTCTGCTGCTATAATTCTATCAAAGTTACCCTGATCATTGTATTGGATGATTTCTTCAAGAAGTACAGGATCAAATATCTTATGAACTCCTAGCACCTCTCTTATAATCTTTCCATCATCATCCTTCTCTTTATATATTGTTTCTTCCATATACTTCTTTAAGCATGTGTGAAGATAGTCAATTATTTTCTGACTTGAGCGATGAATTCCAAATTCTCTTTTAACTGTTGTATTAGGAACAATCTCCATCAGCCATTGAGGTTGTTTCTCTAGATAGTGACCATCTCCTTTAGCTTTCATATATTCAATAAAGGATATGTCATCATTCTCACACAGTGTTCTAGCATTATAATACTTGATTAGTAAACGAGCTTGTTCCTCCCAATGTTCTTTCTTATCAGGTCTTGCTACATAGGAAGCTACAAACATATCTTGGTATTTTTCTCCTGTAAGTTCGTGCATACGCTTGTAAACATAAACTGCTCCTAAGGAGGAGCTATAGGCAGACTTACCTTGTCTGTAAGGATCCACTCCAGCTACGTACAATCCATAAGGAGGGTTTTCTATAGGGAATTCGTACACAATAACAGGAGCATCTTTCATATCACTGTTCTTCAAAGGGAAGTTGGATATAGGGAGCTTATCTGTAAATTCATGTTTAATTGTAGTTTCTTCTGCATACAATATAACAGGAACTCCTGTACGTTCTTGTTGTAACAACCTGCTCTTCTGTCTCTTAGCAGATTCAATATCAAATATATTTGTATCCTCATTTAAGAATATGTCATCCACTTCCTGTGGATAATACATCTTCTCTTTTAAATATGCTATTCTGTCTCCAGCCTTTTTAAGTCTTGTTAGGTTTGTCTCTGTAATCTCTGTAGCCTTCTCTTCATTAGAAACTAACATGCTTACATTATATAGTTCTGAGGAAAGAGGTTCGTTTAGGAAAGCTCCTAGCGTAGACTGTTCTTTAGCTTCCATTCTATATTTATGTCCAATAAAGAGTCCATGCATTCTAGATGTATCCTTCTCATTATTATAAGAAAGGAAATTAAAATTATCTACATCAAACATAAGACTCTTTGCATCCATGAATTTCTTCATGTCACCACCAGTACCAGTGAGAATGGGGCTACATCCCCAGCCAAAAGGAGTTGTGAAACCTGGAATAGCAGCTTGTAAGCCTCTAAGGAAATTTCCTTTACCAATTTCATCTATAATTAATTTACGTGGTTTAGTACCTGCAATTGCCTCTTCATTATTACCCTCATCAAGGTTACGAATAAGAATTGAAGAGAATGGGATTCTTTCTCCTCCTCTAGTTTTAATTCCTAGCGTCACTTGATTCTTCCAATTATCTTCTATCCTCTGCCACCTCCAAGCTTCTGGTAAAAAGTTGAGTCCTTTATCTATCTTATCTGTAATTAGTTTTATATCTGGAGCATTCAGTCCAGAGATGATGTTTTGTGAGTTTTCATCAAATGTTGCACCCCAAGATACATAAGATGCCTCTATGACAGACTTAGCTAAACGTCTAATACCAAGAATTAGTAGTCCCTTCTTTTCTATTTGGGCCCTATCTATCTCATTGGTAATCACCCACTCATTATCTCTAAGAAAGGGATTGGCATATTTCTGAGAGATTCTTCCACGATCATCAATAACATCCACCTCTGTATGCCACATATTTAAATGCCAATATAAAAATGGGTTTATGTAAACACCCCCCACCATACAGCCATTCAAACATAAGTCTTTGTGAAAATCAAAGAATCCTTTAAATTCCTCACTAGTTTTGTCAGGAATACGCTTCTGATTTATAAACCAGTCTTTATAGTCTATACTCTGTAGATTCATTTTCTGTTTTTAAGGAAATCCTCAGCCATTGTGCTTAGTTCTCCTTTCCCTCTCACCTCTATTTTACTTTCTTCCTTTTCTCTCATAGCATCCACTGTACGTAAAATTTCTGCATAATCCTTCAAAGCTTGTGTAAGGTCTTTTCTCTGTGCTTCCTTATTAGCTATACATATAGGAATAGCTCCTCCTCCCTTTGTTTCTTTCCAAGCCATTCTATCAGCTAAAGAACTGAAAGGATTTTGTTGTATGTATTCCTTTAGTTCTTGAAGTTTTGTTTCTAAAAACTCCAACTCATATTCTATAAGTAATGCTTTTTTAGTAATTGCCATCTTCTTCCTCCTCTTTTAAAATATTATCAAGATCCATCCCATCTTTTATAATCTTATCTAGCTCATTGTCATCATCTGTGTGTGGAACATCCATCTCTAATTGAGACTTATATTTATATAAAACATATTCCATCTCTTTATCTGTCATCCCCCAAATATTACACCCATATTCATCAAGAGCTGTAGATAAATGCCTTCCCATATTATATGTAGGAAATCCTTTATGTAGTTCTTGGAGAATATGAATTATTTGGTTATAATAATTTTTACTCATAATAATCGGTTTAAATCCTCATCTGTTAGTTTCATGTCCATCTCCTCTACATGAGAAGAACCCATGAAGTTTTGTATTCCTTCTGGAGTCATATATTCATTTGTAAATGATATAGCAAGCCTATCTTGACTATCATCTGTAACTCCTTGGATATCAACATAATCTAGTCCTTTGTTATATAGCTCCATAAGTACATTTATGAAGTTATCTAAAGGAATCTTTTTAATACAAACTTCTTTATTTTCCATATATATTTTTTAAAAAGATTTGTTCTTCTTCTTGTGTCTTAATGTAAGCTCCCCATTTCTTTAAGGGACATTCACATGACAGACATCTAGTTTTGGCAGATAGTGTACAGCCACAATCTGTACAATGTACATCTGGCCTTATTGTTTTATGCTTTGTAGAAATCCATTCACACTGCTCACATATCACCATTCTTTCCCTATGCATATCCTTAATGGCTGTCTTCATGTCATTTGCTGGAAACAGGTTGTTCTTCCAGCCCTCATACATCTGTGAAAAGTTAATCTTCATGTGTAATTCTAGCTTTTAACATTCCTATTCTAGTGATTGTCTGTGCTAATGTAACTCTAGCTGCGTTTCTCTTCTGCTCTGTCAATGTCTCATTTATAGAGATTTTCTCCACTTCCTGCTTCTTGGCATTGAGAGCTCCCAGTCTCTTAATCGCCTTCTTATTATTAAAGAAGAATTTCCCAAATCCAGAAATCTCTACACTATTGTTTAAATCAAGGGCTTCGTTGGCAGATTGGAATTGGTGGGTGATGACAGCATCTATTGTCTTTTCACTTGTCAGGATTTTAACAGCCAACAGCCTAATCAAATAATCCTTAATATTCATTGCTGCAGGCTTACTATCCATGGGTTATAGTTATTTGTAACACTACATCATTATCAAATGCCAAGGATATAATAGGATTAATCTTTATCTTACTGCCATCCTTTATGAAAATCTTCATACGCTTCAGCTTAGAAATCAAATTATTGATTGTTGGCCCTGAAGAACTGTATTTAGCACAAAACTCCTCCCTGATGTTGGCATAGGAGATGTTCCCCTTAATGGCTGTGAAGGCAATCAACTGTATCTCCCTTGTCGTAAGCTTTAAATCATTCAATGAAGACAATAAGCTATAATACTTCTCTGCACAGGCATAGTTGTCTGACACAGGCTTCTTTAGCTTTTGAACTACTATTTTCTTATTGTTTTCCATATATAATTAAAGCAAAGGTATGTATAATCTATTGACCCACAAATAACTAATCTAATTATGTCTATGAGTGAATGCTATATTATGCACTATTTCTAAAAAATGATATAAAGAACGTAATAAAGAACAGCCCTATCCTAAGCTCCTGTTCCTCATCTCCACCATCCCATGTGTAGTTTCTATTAGTTACACCTAGTTCAAAACTTGACCATTTGAATGTAGAGAGCTCTATTCCATATTCTATTTCATCAGCCATATAGATTCCTACACCTATAGCCATAATCACCAATAA